GAATGAACTCAGCATAGTGCTGACCCTTCTTCTCCAGAGGATCGGCGCAATCCACATCGAGCTTGTAGGCACCAGTCACCCACTGCCACTCGCCCATGTAGTTGGTCGGCATCCAGCTCAAATCGCCGACACGGTTCACAGGGCGAACAATGTGCGACTTGAAGACATACGGGGTGACGACAAACGCAGCCTCGAACGGAGCGGTCGTCCAGCTCGGGTTGACGCTGAACACAGTACCTTTCGTACCGTTAGCACTGGTAAACGGCTGAACCAGCGTGTACTTGCCGCCAGCGTAGGTGAAGCGGGGCGGGAACAGATTCGGCACATGCCGGAAGTTCTTGATGACCCGATTCGCGCCAATGCGCTTGAGCAACTCCGCGCCAGCGCCACTGCCCTGATCAGCGAACCGCACATCGTCGCGGAACGCGGGGTTGTTCTGAGCGATGCGCTGCGAAGCCTCCAAGCCGATATAGAGCGGGAACACCGGACCGTCGCTGCTGTAGCTGATGAAGCCAGAGCTATCAGGATTGGTAGCACCGTTACGGATCAGGGTGGCAGCAGCCACATCAAGCATCTCCTGAGTCAGCTCGGAGGTGGACTGATTGAGCGCCTGACCAGCGGAACCGGTCTGAATCCAGGGCAGCTCATTCACGCCAGACGGAATCGTCTCAACCTGAGTGAAGGACGAGTCGGCCACAGCCTTGATGGCATACTTGGCGAACATGTTCTGGTAACGGGTTTCCCAAGAACGCTGAGCGCGGATGGAGAGCTTCTCAAGGTACACGCGCAAGAACGCCTCGACGCGATGGTCGAAGGTCAGATCGTCCTTACACAAGAGCGGACCTTTAAGGGCGAAACGCTCAGGACTCCAGGTGACGGCATTGTAGCCGACCGGAACGTCATTGTAGGTGACATCGCAAGCACCACCGTTATCACCAGGATTACCGCTGGCGAGCGTGATGGCCGACCACTCCTCAGCCGCAGTCGGCTCGATGGAGGTGGTGGTGAACGAGGTCTGGGTCAGACCAGTACCCTGAGGATACTCGCCGCGCTCAATCATGTTGAGCCACATCGAGCGGTACGAGGCGCGTTTATAAACGTCCTGCGCGAGCGACTCAGTAGCCACCGCGAAGGCGTTGAAGACATTAGGACAAGCCATGAGATTATGAAATTAAACCGACGTTATCTGCGTTATGGTTGGCCATCCATCCACCACACGGTGGCTGATTATCCAACCTGCTACACGCGGAGTGTCATTGCCGCTTAGACGGTTTTGCGATGGCTGACCAAGCCTCCGCATTGCTTAAGGTCGTTACGCGCACTGACGCACAAGGGCGACTAAAGTGTCAATCACAATTAGTAATTGGCCTCAAACTCATCGGTCAGCTCCGATTGCTCCGCCATGTAGCTCTTGTATCCACAAAGTAGGCCAAGTTTATGAGGTTGGATGATATGCTCCTTCGCGATGACTCCACGGAATGTGTACGGACCTGGAAAAGTTCCTGTCATCAGAGCGTAGAAGTCCACTCCGTCGGTTTTCAACCCTTTGCGCGCATCGACCAATAGCTTTCCATTGTCATACTTGGTCGTTTTAACATCGATGCAAAATCCCGGTGGCGGCGGGACAATCGCGTCATAGAGCGGATGCGGAGGATTACGATCCGTATCCAGATCAGGATAAACATTGAACAGCTTGCAGAAAGCTAACTCGCCGCAGATTCCCTCAAGATCGACCGTATGCGGATCTTCCGCACTGATTTTTAGGTTCACCACGTTGAAATATCGATTCTTACCATTTCGATTCTTGGCTACGAAATGGGCGAGCTTACGCTCCGCTGTTGAGAGAGAAATACTTTGACCAATTTTGATTTTGTTTAGCATGGTCAAAAAGGCGGAAAATTTTTGAGGGGGGTATCGTAAACGAAGCCCACCCCCAAAAGGGGGCTGTACCCTGCCAGTCCCCATCGCCTATTCCCCGGCCGAAAACAATCCTTTTCTGTCATTAGCAAATCTAATCCAGTCCATTAGAACGCCAACGATGCCCAATGTGTGTTATATTCACTTTGTTTCGGATTCGCTCACGACTTGCACCTCCGCGATTCTGTCAGGCATCGATCCGAGTAAATTGATCGACACCGACGCCGCTTCACCCTGTTCGCTCCATCCGAAGACCAGCGCCGAGCGTTTCGCGACGCTTCCCAGGATCGTTTCTCGCACGCCTTCATCCTTGATGCCGTCAAGAGAGTAGGAATCGATTCGCTCGAGCGTCGATGCCGCATCGGCTGCTAGGCGATTCCTGACAAGAGCCGAGAGCGTTTCTAAGCTTTCGGTTTTCTTTTCTTTGCAAACCGTTTGCATTTCCTTTTTGACCTTTGTAACACCCTCTAAGCTTGCCCGTTTGCAAAGAGTCGTTTTGTTTACCTTCAATTTGTCCGCGATAGCGTCCCATTCCATTCCGGCAAGGTAGAGGCTACATGCCCTTTGCCAGACTTCCTTTGGCATTCCCATTCCGGCAAGCTATCGGGACGCAAGGAATCCGGCAAGGAATCGATCTTGCCACCGTCAAGATACCGCATTCCCTGAGCAAATCCCCATGTTTTCCCCCTTCCTAAAAATATTTTTACTTTTCTTTTGACTTCCTTTTCCGTTCCCCCTAGTCTGCCCCCACATGAAACGCATCACCCTCAAACGCATCGCCATCGCGGCCCTTTTCGTCGCTTTGGTTCTCTTCGTCGGTTACCTAGAAAGCTCCTTCGGCATCACCCCAAACCATTAATCCAATGAACGTTCACCTCACCCTAAAGTCTTCCAACGTCAAAACCGGCCCTATTCCGGTTTCAACCTCATCCGCTTGCACTTGTTCCGACGCATGCCCATTCAAGAAAGACGGTTGTTATGCTGACTCCGGACCGCTTGCGCTTCATTGGAGCAAGGTTACAAGCGGACAGCGCGGTTTTGACTGGTCTTCCTTCCTTGCCAAGGTCCGCTCATTCCCGGCCGGGCAATTGTGGCGTCACAATCAGGCCGGAGATTTGCCGGGTGTTGGTGATTCAATTGACGCAACCGCCCTTTCGCAATTGACGGAAGCAAACACTGGCAAGCGCGGTTTCACCTATACCCACAAACCGCTGACAGACTCCAATCTGTCCGCTCTGCGCGCAGCAAACGCGGCCGGATTTGTCGTCAATCTGTCCGCCAATTCGATTTCACATGCCGACACCCTTGCCAAACTAGGTCTTCCGGTTGCGGCCGTCGTACCGCAAGACAGCGCGGACCGTTTCACCACACCCGAAGGAAACCGCGTAGTTATCTGTCCGGCCCAACGCGTTGACGGTATTTCCTGCGACAAATGCCGACTCTGCGCGAAAGGAAACCGTGGGTTCATCGTCGGTTTCAAGCCACACGGAACGGGTGCCAAACGCGTTCAACGAATCACAACGGCCGGTTGACGGTCCGCTTCAATCTATCGGCCGTCGGTAGGTTGACGCGTCTCTTCAATCAAACCTCAATCCATCAAATCCAATGATCAACCGTTATCCCGGTCAATGCATCCAATGCCACGAATACGTTCCCTCAGGCTTAGGAACCGTCACCAAACGCAATCGCGCTTGGCGCATAGATTGCAACGCTTGCACCGGCCGCATGCCCGAGAACTCCGGTCTTGTCTGCGTCAAACTGTCCTCCGGATGGACAGGTACGCGCAATGCGCGCGGCCGTTGTGAGGATGCTCCGTGTTGCGGGTGCTGCTCTTTCTAAACCTTAACCTAACGCATCCAATCCAATGAAACTCGCAGAATTTATCCGCCTCCGTTCCTTTGAAGATCCTTTCGTCCTGGCCAATGAGCGTTGGCAATTCGTTACGGTCCGCAGACCTGACGGAGCCGAAGACATCGGTGTCTACCGCTTCGCGACGGACCTTTGCTACGATTACGCGGACTTTCGCGCGCTGTTCAATCTAGCCTAACCCTAACCCATCCAATGACATCAATCCAACGCATAGAAACGGCCGTGGATAACCTGATCAACGGAAACCTCACGCACGCACGCAAGTCCGCACGCGGCCTGACATATTCTGACATATTCGACTGGCTGACAGGTCCAGTCGGATGGCCAGAAAACCGTTCGCGCGCATGCGCGGACTATCTGATCGGCCGCATAGATTACCGGACCTATTGCAAATCGGACCGTTGACCCATCCTCCGCGCGCCATGCCGCAAGCGTGACGCGAAAGGGTAGGCCAATCTATCCGCAACCAATCCAAATCATGAAAACAATCCATCAAATCATCCAAGAAATCCAATGTTTCGACCCTGCTGTCCGCGCATTTGACGCGCATGATCTGCCGCAATCCGTCCGCGCGTACCTGCACCATAACTACCGCATGGACGCGCGCCTGGACGAAGAGGAACAGCAACTAGTCGAAACCTCATTCGAACATTTCGCGGACAACCTGCGCGAAGCATTTCAGGACGATCCAAGGCCTGACGCAACTCGGTTTTATCTGTTCGACGACCTCAGTCTGTACGTCCGCACCAATGCCGGTCCGGAACTCTGGGCCGACGCGCAGGTATTTGTAGTGGAACGCATTCTCCCCAACATGCGCCTGACGCGCCTTGAAGCGGACTTGATGCGCGAAATCGGAATGGACGATCAGGTCAGCGAGGTCCGCGACGACTTTTTCTCGGCCTTCGCGCATGTT